GGAAGAGGATTAATGACAACTGGAACTCCATTAGGTCTAGCTGCATTAGAACCATTACATATCGCAGGACAAATTCAACAAGGAGATTCTCCAGCAGATATTGCAACTAATCCATGGAATTATTTAGGACCTGCCTTTATGCCATCAATGACTAAAGCGGCAACAAAAGGTTTAGGAGCAGCATCTAATGTAGCTAAAGTTATGAGATTAGGATTACCTATGGCTGCTGTAAATGCTTGGAATCCTATTGGATGGGGACTACTTGCAGGTTCTTTAGGAATCGAAGGTTATAAACAATATCAAGATTATAAAAATAAAAGAGGTTGGTTTAGTGACGAATAAAAATCTTGTCACAAACATGCCTCATGTTAAGTGGAAGGAAATTCCACCTTTAAAAGGACCGGATTCACAGGGGTTGAATGTTCCCACAAAACAAGCTAAAACAATAGAGAACTCGGAGAATATAAATGGCAGATATAGACAAGGCCCTACCAAACGTAAAAACTGAAATTAGAGTACCTGGAGAAGAAGAAGTAGAAGTAGCTCAACAGGAAACTCTTGAAGAACAGGTTGGTCCTGAAGATGTACAAGTTACTCAGGAAGAAGATGGTGGTGCTACAATTAATTTTGATCCAGAAGCAGTTAACCAGCCTGGGGGTGAAAGTCATTTTGACAATTTAGCAGAATTATTACCGGACGATGTCTTAGGAAGACTAGGTTCCGAATTAACAGAGAATTATAATCAATATAAAAGTTCTAGAAAATCTTGGGAAGATACTTACACAAAAGGCCTTGATCTTTTAGGATTTAAATACGAAAATCCATCACAACCTTTCCAAGGAGCTTCAGGTGCAACTCACCCGGTTTTAGCTGAAGCTGTTACACAATTTCAAGCGCAAGCTTATAAAGAATTATTACCTGCGACCGGTCCAGTACATACCCAAGTAATTGGACTGGCAGACAGGCCAAGAGAAGAACAATCTAACCGAGTAAAAGAATTCATGAACTATCAGCTCATGGATGTGATGAAGGAGTATGAACCCGAGTTCGATCAAATGCTTTTTTATCTCCCTCTCAGTGGCTCTGCTTTTAAGAAAGTTTATTACGATGAACTTCTTGGCAGAGCCGTTTCAAAATTCGTGCCGGCTGATGATTTAGTTGTACCATATACTGCAACATCTTTGGAAGATGCAGAAGCAGTTATTCATGTAATTAAAATGTCAGAGAATGACTTAAGAAAAAAACAGGTAGCTGGATTTTATAGAGACATAGAATTAAAACCTGGCTATAATGAAGAAACAGAAGTAAAGAAAAAAGAACGAGAGTTAGAAGGGGTTAAAAAAACTAGAGACGAAGATATATTTACGATTTTAGAAGTTCATACCGATTTAGATTTAGAAGGTTTTGAAGACAAGGACTCAACTGGTGAAGGAACTGGAATTAAACTTCCATACATTGTTACCATTGAGATGGGAAACAGAGAAATATTATCAATTAGACGAAACTATCAAGTTGGCGATCAACAAAAAAATAAAATAGACTATTTTGTCCATTTTAAATTTTTACCTGGATTAGGATTTTATGGTTTTGGTTTAATTCATATGATTGGTGGTTTGTCGAGAACGGCAACTACTGCATTACGTCAATTATTAGACGCAGGAACTTTAAGTAATTTACCAGCAGGATTTAAGCAACGTGGGATACGTGTAAGAGACGAAGCACAAGCTATACAACCCGGCGAATTTAGAGATGTTGATGCACCTGGAGGAAGTATCAAGGATGCATTTATGCCTTTACCATTTAAAGAACCTTCACCAACTTTATTACAATTGATGGGGACAGTGGTACAGGCGGGACAACGATTTGCCGCCATAGCTGACATGCAGGTTGGTGACGGCAACCAACAAGCAGCTGTTGGTACAACTATAGCCCTCTTAGAGCGTGGCTCCAGGGTCATGTCAGCCATACATAAAAGATTGTATGTGGCGATGAAACAAGAGTTTGCTTTATTAGCAGGAGTTTTTAAAACCTATTTACCTCAAGACTATCCGTATGATGTTGTTGGGGGACAGAGAAATGTTAAAGTTTCAGATTTTGATGATAAAGTTGATATTATTCCTATTGCAGATCCAAATATTTTCTCTCAATCACAAAGAATTTCAATGGCGCAAACAGAATTACAACTTGCAATGTCAAATCCACAAATGCATAATTTATATGAAGCATTTTATGCGATGTATTCTGCAATTGGTGTCAAAAATATCGATAAAATTTTACCACCACCTCAAAAACCGGCTCCAATGGACCCTGCAAGTGAAAATATTTTAGCAATGAGTGGGAAACCGTTCCAAGCTTTCAAGGGACAAGATCATCAAGCGCACATTACAACTCATTTAAACTTTATGGCGACCAATATTGCGCGAAATTCACCTCCAGTCATGAGTGCGTTAGAAAAAAACATTTTTGAACACATCTCTTTAATGGCTCAAGAGCAGTTAGAGGTAGAATTTAAAGAAGAAATTCAACAATTGATGCAAATGCAACAAATGGTACAACAAGATCCAATGTTGCAGCAAAATCCGCAGTATCAACAACAAATTATTACAATGACTATGAATTTAGAGTCAAGAAAAGCTAAATTAATTGCTGAAATGATGGAAGAATTCAAAAATGAAGAAAATAAAATTATGGGTGAGTTTGGAAACGACCCAATTGCTAAATTAAAATCAAGAGAACTAGATTTAAGAGCTATGGATGATTCTACTAAACGAGATCAGGCGCAAGAGAAGATAGATTTGGATAAATCTAAACAATTAATGGGCCAAGAACAATTTGATGAAAAATTAGCTCAAAATGAAGAATTAGCTGAATTAAGAGCTGATACATCGCTACAAAAACAAGCGATGTCCCAAGATGCTAAGTTAGTAAATGATTTAGTAAAAATGTCTGACGTTAGGACCTTGAAAGGCCCTAGAAGATAGTATAGTAATATATAAGGAGAAAACTATGGCAAAAACAGATAAAGAACCTTTTTACAAAGGAAATATTTCTTTGGACCTTAATAAAGATGGTTATCAAAAAGGTGGAACAGAAATTAAGATTTCTAAAGGTCCCGTTGAAACTAAAGTTGGCGGGCAGAGAAGAATGTTAGCTTCGAAGAAGTCTAAAGCTAAGTGGTGCTAATATGTGGTTTGGAGCACTTAAGCTCGGCTTAAACGCAGCGAGTCACATTTATAAAAAACGCCAAGAGACAAAAATGGCTATGGCTGATGCACAGCATATGCATGCATCTAAGATGGCCCGCGGTGAGGAAGCTTACCAGGGCAAACTTTTAGAGGCTCGTCAAAACGACTACAAAGACGAAGTAGTGCTTGCAATTTTAACGCTCCCGATTTTGGTGCTCGCCTGGGGGGTCTGGTCGGACGATCCGGCGGCGATGGAGAAAATAAAAATTTTCTTCGAGCATTTCGCGGCACTGCCGACATGGTTTACGTCACTTTGGATTCTTGTCTGCGGAAGTATTTTTGGTATAAAGGGAACACAAATATTCAGGAATAGTAAAAAATAGAGTAGACATTAATTAATAAAAACAATATAAGGATGATATTATGGGAAAATGGAAAAAGAAATTAAGAAAATTCGCTAAAAAAGCAGCTCCTATAGGTGCAGCAGCATTGTTAGCTTTAACTTTAGCTAAAAGAAGAAAAGCTAAAGCATTAAATGCTATAACTGCAGGAGATATTGCTGATACCGGACCTTTAAGCGGAAAAGCGGGGTACGAAGGCGACGTTCCTTCGGCTCCTAAAGTAGATATTGTTCCTGAAAAAAAACCAGAAGAAACATATTTACAAAAAGGTACGGACGTTGGTATAGCAATTCCAAAGATTTACGCATCAGAAGGAGAGTTTTTAGCTAAAGGCGGAAGAGTTGGTGTTGGAAAAGCTAAACGAGGTTTTGGAAGAGCATTACGTAAAAAATAATGGCAAACCGAAATTACAATACGCAG